CTTCATCGGAATCTCCTCGTTCATCCTGCCGAGAAAATTCTACTTCCGCATCCCCTTAAGATCGGGGGGGATTACCGAACGACAAGTCGCGATGGAAGACGCTATCCGCTTGCTAGACGCGGGGGGAGATGTCCCGAATTCCTTCGATGATACGTTGCAAAGAGCGCTGCAGGAGGTTCAGGCCTCAGAGCAGCTAGCTTTGGCCCAACACGTCGTTCGAAGAAAACTTGTACTAGAGTTGTTTCAGCGGCTCTTGAGGCGGGTACGTACTCGCGAGGATAAAGCTGATGATTTTCATCTTGAGAAGACGCTTCACTCGTTCATCGTGCCAATGAATGTGCAAGGGGATGACGCAAAGGAAAAGCGGTCGCGCGCTCATGATCTTTGGATTGTAGACGAGCGTCTGGCGTTCACGAGGGCGTTTTCATCGGACAAGCGGTTCGACAAGCTGTTGGCGGGTTCGGACAGCGCGGATCGAGCGGATCTGGTGGTCTGGGATTTCGCCAGTGGGCTTGGTGTTGCAGATTCTGCGGTGAATGGCGAACGTGTGGATACCTCTCGACCGCTCGACAAGGTCATGATCGTTGAGTTTAAGAAGCCAGGTCGAAAGAGCTATGGTCCTGAAGATCAAATTCAGTACCAAATAACAAAATACATCTCAGAACTTCGTGGCGAGGAGATCGAAGGCTTCGACCGCGAGCGTATCCGTATCGCTGATGATTGTGTTTTCTATTGTTATGTCATCGCAGATATTGTTGGCGACCTTAAGCGGCAGTTGTCTACTTGGCCTAAGACCGCGAACGGCGAGGGTCGGATAATGTACCTACAAGGTGACGTGAACGGATCGATTGAAGTCATCCAGTGGCAAGATCTAGTAAACGACGCTTGGGCACGCAATGAAGCTACGCTTCATGCTGCAGGTTTGAGTAGAGGCCAGTAGGCGAAGGCTTGTGACCAAGGTCAGGAACAGAAGTGGGCTGGATGAGGCTACACTTGGTTTCGAAGTTGGGCTGCGATGTGTAAGTAGTCTGGCATAAGAGCGCCACGAAGATTTGGTGGCGCGCCCTGCTGCCCTATGAGGGAGCTGTTCACCGCAGCGGTTGCAGAGTTCGAAGGGGCTTAAACGCCCCTTCAATCCCACCTCAGCCCAAAACCGCGTTGCTGTAAAAAAGTCTGTAATTCACTGTAAATGTAGGGTGACAGACTTATTTACAGTGATCCCGGAAGAGGCCCGAAGATGCCGGAAGAACTCGGAAGGCCAATGAAATAAGGAGCTTGGGGCGATGCGCTGGCCGATAAACCCCATTATGTTCAGTTTTGCAGTAACCCCTGAAATTGGCCCGAACTGGGACCAGAGGTGCATTCTGCCGGATACCTGGGTTGATGTGACCGGCAGGCGTGAAAACCCGTTTAAATAAGGATTCAAACCTCTGTTTGGCGGCTGTTTGCGGCCCTGATCAGCGACGAAAACAGCTCTCGGAACTGGGACCATACCCGCCCAGTTTAGAGTTGAGGTCCCAGAACGGATAAAGTGCTAAATAAATCAATCGTGTACCGGGAACAGCTTGTTGGCTGTGCCGTGCCCAACTGGGACCCTATTTTTGGGCGCCTGGAAGGCGCGACCGGCTCATTTCGGACCCGTAAGAGGGAAGGGGGTGCCGCAGGAGAACGTCACGGGAGACAATTGTCTTCAGCCAGCCCAAACCAGTAGCATCGCAGGGCGCTTGGATGGAGGCGATGCGCGACCCAATCATAAGAGTTGCCCCTGCTGACCTGCCAAGGTTAGCGCTTATTTTAGAGGTCACATTGTGGTCTCTCGTTTGCCCTCTCACCCTAAATGGAGCATGTTAAAACTGACTAAAGCTCCTTTTGAGGTCGCTCGTGATGATTTCGATTGATGATTTCTCGGCACGGCTCGAGGTTGTGTTTAAAAACTACCGGAAACTGGACGAGAGTTTCCGTGTGGGTGGTCTCGACCCTGAAATTCACCCAACACACCTCCTCTACGCTTTCGAGGACGCCATCCCGTTTCTAGAGGCATTGCTGCCGACAGCCGACACCTTTGCTGCGACCTTCCTTGGACGTCGGAAGAAGTTCTTAGCACGCGGGCATAGTAACGCCGGGAAATACTCTCTCACCCCGACGATATTTCGACGCCCATCCGGCGATTATGCGGGAGATCAGTTCGATTGCTTCATGAGTGGCTACATCTCGGGCGCCACCATCGACTACGAGACCAGCATTTTTGCCTCTTTTCTGTCGGGCTTGAATGACAGTTCGGCACTTCTTTCAAGGGAAAGTATCGAGCTGCTCCAGTCGCATAAGAACAGGGCGGCGACAGAAGTGGCAAATATCCTCGGACCACCTTTGCCTTTTTTCCATGTGAAGAATTTTCCAAACGAAAACCTGCTCCACGAACTGGCCATCGCCCAGCACCACGGCGTCCCGACCCGATTGCTGGACTGGTCGACCAACCCGCTCAAAGCTCTCTTCTTTGCCTGTGCCGGAATTGGCCCCCTCCCAAAGGAAGAAGAGCCCCGTATCGGCATTTGGCTCTTCCCTTTGGACTATCTGGAAATGTGCGAACTGCTCGGCGTCGTCAGAGTGGTCAGGGCTGCGAGTTTTCAGAACACCTATATCGCCAGGCAGAACGGTGTATTCACGCTGCACAACATGCGGCATCAATCTGACTATATGTGGAACGACGTGAATGGAGATACCAAGACGGTGTTGCCGCTTGATGTGTATCTGACGGACAATCCCGACGGCAAAGACTACATCGCTCCCTTAATAGAACACATTGGCAAACCCATCCTCATGACGTTGCCCCACCGCGAAGCGGTGCGTATCCCTGATCGGCTCAGAGAGTTCGATATCAGTTATTCTACGCTCATGCCCGGCCCGCATGGAGCCGCTTGCGACGCACTTCAACGCCTCAAGCACTTTGGGATCACCTATGGTTGAAAGTGTTGCCTTGGGACTGCTCGGATTAGAGAGAGATGCTATCAGCATTTCGACAGATGATTTTCGACTATTCGATCAAATCTCTTCCGCGAAACGCGAGCTCGTCTAGCTTCAGATTTCGCGCCCGCCGCGAATGTCTCCTATGACGAGCTGCATCGCAGCAAGCACAAGGATGGATGAATGACTGGTTTGGGCTCGGAGTGGACTTGCGGCGATGCGGAAGCAGGGTAGTGGCGAATCCGCACCGAATCCTAGCCGCCAGATGACGCCAGCCAGCCCTTTCGAGACATTTGTGTCAGGCGCAGCATGGCCAAGGCACCTACACGGGCAGGCCGAGAACTGCCATTCGCTGCGCGCTGGACCACCTCCGGCGAAAGGCTGGTGATGGTTAGAGGTGAGAGCATAAAGGTGGTCTGTGCTTACAAATCGTTAAGAGATAACGTCCAATAATACTTCTGTATATGTTGCTGTAGATCTACGCCGTGGTGGTGAATCTACTTTTGAGAGGTATTTTGCCACAATGGTCACTGATAGCGCGAAAGAGCGGAAGGTCTCCTCGCTCCACATCCTGGTAGTTGGGTTATCTTTAGCGATGACCATCGGAGCATGGTTGTATTCCAAGCATCAGGTCGATTTGCAGGTTCGAACTCGTTTCGAAGATGCCAGAAATCGCACGATTGGGCTCATCGAGGATCGGATGTCGCGATACGAAGACGCTCTATGGTCGGGCGTCGCTTACGCAGATGCAATGAGTGGCCGCGTGACGGCCACAGATTGGAAAGCCTTTGCTAATTCTCTCAATATTGAGGAAAAATACCCTGGTGTGAACGGTATTGGTCTTATCCGCTACGTCAATAGGTCTGACCTCCAAGACTACATGTCTGAGCGAGACAGCGAGGGGCGAGACTTTTCCATCTATCCCGAGCATGATCTCGATTTCTTGCTGCCGATCACCTTCATTGAGCCAGAGAGTGTCAACGCAGCGGCCGTCGGGCTTGATGTCGCGCACGAGACCAACAGGCGCACAGGGCTTTTGTCGAGCAGAGACAGCGGAAAAGCGCGGATTACGGCTCCAATCTTCCTTGTTCAGGACGATGGCCATACGCCCGGATTCTTGTTCTACACACCATTTTATTCAGGTGACGCTCCGAAGACCGTGGCCGAGCGCAGAGAGCGCTTCGAAGGCGTAATTTATGCGCCTTTCGTGGTACGTAAGCTCGTTGAAGGCTTGCTTTCCAAAGAGCTTCGGGAGGTACGTTTCAGCCTGCGCGACGGGGATCAGTTGATCTATGATGAAGGCGAAACAGAAGAGGCTCTCAACGACGTCTCGCCGATGTTCAAAGATACGGTGAAATTGGACATGTATGGTAGGGTCTGGACCGTAGACATTTGGACAAATTTGGCATTCCGCAAGCAAAACAGTTCAGAGCAGCCGACTTTGATCCTCGCTGGAGGTCTGATCATTGAGATCCTGGTGATTTCGATGTTGGCAATGTTGTCTCGCTCCAATCGCCAGGCGCATCGGTATGCAGCCAAACTCACTCAAGAGCTACGTGCGAAGACAGAGAATCTTGAAAAAGCAAACGCTGAAATAGAGCAGTTTGTCTATGTCGCCTCTCACGATCTGAAGACGCCAGTACGTGGGATAGGTTTCTTGGCAGATGTTATCGAAGAGGACCTTGAGGAGATCATTGGCCCTATAGAGGCTCATAAAGAACTCAAGATGCAATTGAACATGATTCGAGATCGGGTGCGGCGAATGAACGACCTGACCGGGGGGATCATGGAGTTTTCTCGGGTGGGGCACTACGGCTCCGACGCTGAGGCGGCTTTGCCGGTGAGCATATTGATTGAAGACTGCGTTGCGGATTTTGAGGTTGACCCCTCTCAGGTGCGGTTCAGTACCGATGTCGAGGCCATCTCCTGCGACAGTCACAATTTTCGGCGTGTCGTGGAGAACTTGATAGGGAATGCGTTCAAATACCACCCAAACCCAGTCGACGCGCGCGTAGAGGTTTCGATTGAAGATGCCGGAGACCGTCTTCGCGTGTCTGTCAAGGATGACGGAAGAGGTATTGCTCCGGATTTCCACGAGAAAATATTTGATGTCTTTCAGACGCTTCGAAAAGGGACGGACCCCGAGAGTACGGGAATTGGCTTGGCTATCGTCAAGAAGGCAATTCAACGCCACGGGTTCGAAATTTGTGTGAAATCATCAGAAGGAAATGGCGCTGAGTTTACGTTTTGTTGGCCGAAAGAGCGGTATCAATACAACACAAGCTTGGAGGACGTCGCCTGAGATGAAACGTCAGATGAATATTCTACTCGTTGAGGACAACAACCTCGATGCGATGATGATTGAGCGTGCTTTGGGAAAAGTTGCACCGGATACACACGTGACAAGAGCTGTAGACGGCGTTGAAGCGCTCGAAATCATAAACGCTGACAGAATGGTAAAGCCTTACTTTATCCTGCTCGACATCAATATGCCTCGGATGAATGGGCATGAGTTTTTGCAGGCGCTTAGGGGAAGCGCGATCGACTCCGAAAACATGGTCTTTATGTTCACCACATCTGACAGTGCGCAAGATATCGCTAAGGCCTATAGAGAGAGCGTGAACGGCTATATCGTAAAGCCTCAGGGAAGGGCTGGAATGAACGCCGTACTCGATACGCTTCAAAGCTATTGGAGCACTTGTGAACCTCCGTTGAACGCCATCTAGGGCCCAATTCGATCAGATTGCGGGACCATAGGTGTCCCGCGAATTTCACCAGATTAACGCATACTGCTGCCAGTTGTAAGGATGCACTCCATGAAGTCAGATCAGCCGTTCGGAAACGGGAGCTTGCTTCCTCTGCATTTATCCGCCGCCCCTGTGACGGAGACATCAGGTAGCAGCAGGATGCGCCTTAAGGTTCTGACGTTGGACGACGACAACGCCGATAGAATGCGCTTGATCCGTATTTGCGAAAAGTCGGGGATGAATTTTGAGTACTACGAAGCCGATAGCGTGGATGCGCTACGATCTCTGCTGAACTGCGAGACGTTCGATATTGTCTTCTTGGACCACAACCTCGGCGGTGATAGCGGACTGGAGGCATTGCGCTTGGTCATTTCGCATGAAGACCAAACGGGCGCCATTCCGATCATGGTGACCGGCTCCGACGACCTGAAAATCGCTATGAACGCAATGCGGAGCGGCTGCGCCGACTATCTCGTCAAAGAGGAACTGACGGTCGCCTCTTTGACAAAATCGGTTGCCACCGCCGTCGAAAGGCGCATGCTTTACGCCGAAATTTCGGCAAGCAAGGTTGTGAATCGTGAAATCAACGATGTCGTCGAGAGATTTATGCTTACATGTGGACCAGACATCCGCGATATCTTGAAAAATGCCATAAAGAAGGTTCGTGGTATGAAGGCGTTGATGCAAAGCGATGATACGCTGGATCCTCTAATCCTATCTGACCTGACGCTACTCGAGAGAGGTTGCCTCGATGTCACGACATTCGTTGATGACCTGGATAGTGTTCTACACCGACTACGGTGCTGACTTAACATGTTCTTGCTCGCGCTCGCAGCAGCGCCTTCGCTGCACCCTGCATGAATGTCTTGTTTGGGCTGGCGGCAGCCAGAGACCGAGGTGGCCAGTTACTGGACCGATGTGCGCTTCTTCTAATAGTGTCGAAGCCTAAAGTGTTTGATCCCATGGCTTTGAGCTTGCGGGAACTGGGGCCTGATTTTCCGATAACCACAGCTTGATTTTGTGCGCTTGGAGAGTATCGGGCTCGCGGCAGAAGACTTAGATTAGAAGTCCATCTTCAGAACGCAAATACGACCATCGCGCTGGTCCACGACCGGGCCGATCCGGTAGGCGTTCATCCCTGCCCGTAAAAAGACCCTCACAAAAAGCGGGCTCATAAGCCCCAATAGGGATTGGCCGCCCTGGGCGCGGGCGTACCTGCGCGCCTGGTCCATAAGTGCTACCAGAACATTGTTGCGGTCTTGGCTGGGAATGTTCGGGGAAATCGCTAGGCGCGAGGCTTCCCAACATTCGGGGCTCCGGATTTCTTGCTTGAGTAATCCTGTGGGAAGGTTTGGGATCCGTCCGCGGTGGGCGTCCAATATCATGTAGGTCAGTTGGCCTTGAACGTTGTCGGTCCGCAACAGATGCAAGCAACCCACGACCTGGTCGGCAGAAAGCGCGACAACGTGAACAGATGCGGGGGTGTCATATTCGTCAAACTCACATCCGCCGGTGTCTGATAGGTTCATCCTGTTGCGGATATGGGCATCTCGTGCCGACTGACAAGATCAGGCTTATTCAATGTTCCAACCAATGATCTGCCCCAATAGCCGTCGTGCGCGTTGCCAAGAGGTTTTTTCGAGCGCGCTTATATTGTCGAGCGCAGTAATCAGGGTGGCGATACTCTCGGCGTTTCGATCCAATTGATGAAGGCATTCAGCCTTATCTACCAAAGCTCCATTACGCGCCTTATTGACTTTGTGTATCAATTTTTCAGCAGCGGCTATCGCAAGATTAAGTTCCCGATCTCTGTTAATCGCCTGTGTTTGAGGGGAATTACCTTCCGCGTGAACAAAGGGAAGCAAGCTTGGAGTGATAACTTCTAGTGTTAAGGCTGCTCGATCAGCGAATTTTTCGATACTCGGGAGCGCTGCATCGCAACCGTCGCTTTTCAAAAGGTTCCTGTATGCCTTTTGGGCTTCCTGCAACTCGTCCGATGTCATAAAATCGGGCAGGCGTGGCGAAGTTGAAGCTTGGTTCGCTAAAGCGAAGAAAATCACTATGATAAGTCCGTAGCGCATTATTTTCCTTTGAATGTATGTGGATATCCTGCTCTTGGTGTTCAAGATCACCACTCGTGCATGGAGGCGACGACACGCCCTACGACCCGGACGCCATCGGCTTCCGGGTTCTTTATTTCTATGGGGGCATAGTGGGGGTTGCTGCTGATTAAGCGCACGCTGTCGCCGGGGACGTATTGGATGCGTTTCACGAACAACTGACCGGAGAAATGCACGGCGTAGATCTTGCCGTCGCTCAGGTCGGTGTTGGCGCGGTCGATCAGGATCAGGTCGCCGTCGTTCAGCTCCGGCTCCATGCTGTCGCCGCGTACCGAGATCACCGAAAGGGTGGCGGGCTTGAGGCCGCGCCGGGTGAGCCATTCCTGATGGAAGGCATAGGTGTGGGTTTCCGTCTCTGCCAACACCTCCGCGCCGTTGCCTGCGGAGGCCTCGACCTCAAGGCGGGGGATGCTGATGAACTGCGTGTTTGAGTGTGCAGTGTGCTCATTTGGGAGCATAGCATCGCCCTGGCCGGTCAGAATCCATGATGCTGAAACACCCAAATGTTCACTCAATGCCGTCAAGAATTCTGTTCCAACCGATCTGTCTCCTGACAAATAGTTCTGAATGGTGCGGTATTTTATACCGGTCTTTTCTGAAATATCTTTTATTGTCAGTGATTTAGAGGATGCTATCTCTCGGATTCTCTCTGGAATGCCCATTTGTTCATGCTTTCAATTGACAATGCGTACAAATGAGTGCATTGTTGCTCTTGTAACGACACGACGCAAGGCAGCATCGCGAGGACACTATGCCAAAATGTAGCAAACCCTACCAGCCCGGAGCGGTCCTGCACTCCGTTATCGTCGGAGCGCTGCGCGCTTCCGGGTCGAGTTTCGAGGCGTGGTGCAAGCAGAATGGCGTGAAGCCGGCCACAGCGCGGACCGCAACCTATGGGCAATCCGGTGGCGAAACCGGCGCTGCGCTTCTGGACAAGATCATCGAGGCAGCAGGCCGCGATATGGTCGAAATGGCATATTCCAAGCGCATCCGGGCCGAGGTTGCGCGGTTGGAAGACACCTCAAAATGAACCAGTTTCGCGACACCCCACACCAAGAAACCACTCACGGGCAGTCCGGGGTGTTCGCGACCACCGGGGCCGAGGTCCCGGTCGGGACAGGCCGCGCGCAGCTTGCACTCGGCGTGCGCGCGGCCTGGACCCGGTTCCGCAAGGCAGAGCGGAAATTTTCAGACAGCATTTGGGGTGACGCGCTGGCGTGCGTCTGCCTCGCCATCATCTTTGGCGGCTTGCTTTTTGCGCCGCTGTTTTGGGCGAATTGAACAAGGGTTTTAACGCCATGGCGGCAACGATCATTCAATCAATCGCAGAACTGCCGGTTGATGAGATCCAGATGGGCAACCGGCTGCGGCCCGTATCTCCGGCAGGGGTGGAGGCGATCAAGGCCTCAATCACCGAGCTTGGCGTGATGAAGGACGCGATCCACGTCCGCAAGGTCAGGCGCAGCGGCAAGATTGAACTGCTGGCAGGGGGCCATCGACTGACCGCCGCCCGGGAGCTGGGCTGGCCCACGATCAAGGTGGTCTGCTGGGACTGCAACGATGATTTTGCCCGGCTGATGGAGATCGATGACAACCTCGCCGGTGCGGAACTGACCGCGCTGGACACGGCGGTTTTTCTGGCCGAGCGCAAGCGGGTATATGAAAAGCTACACCCGGAGACGAAAGCCGCTACTGGATCCGACCTGGTCGCCAAGCGATGGGATACGGCGGACACGATGTCCACCGTATCGTTCGCCAAGTCCACAGCCGAAAAGTTCGGGATTTCAGACCGTCATGTGCGTCGAATGGTCAGCGCCGGGTCGGTGCTGACCGGCGGCGACACGCATCGGCTGCGCTCCTCCGAGCGCCCGGTCACGCTCAACGACCTGACCGAGATCGCCAAGATCGGCGATGTCGCGGAGCGTTATCGGGTGATCGACCTCCTGGCCGAGGGTCAGGTCAAGAGCGCCAGGGATGCGCGCAAGACCTGGGCCAGCGAGCAGGGCAAGGGCGTCACGCCGCCGATGAACAACACCGAGAAAACGTGGCAGCGCCTGCAAGACGCGTGGAAACGCGCCCCCAAGGCGGGCCGGGTGACCTTCCTCGAAGAACACGGGGACGAGGTCCAGGCGCTTCTGGACGAGATCCGGGGAGGGCAGGCCTGATGGATGCCCCGACGCAAGAATGGTGGAGCGCTGCCGAGATCGCAGACGCGCGCCTTCCTGATCTGCCCGCCACCAAGCGCAAGATAAACCAGCGCGCAAAGGATGAGGGCTGGGACCGCCAGCCGGGCAAGGTCCGTCGCCGCAAGGGCAAGGGCGGTGGGCTTGAGTATCACTATTCGCTGTTTCCGATCCGGGCGCGTCTGGCGCTGATCGAACAGCCGCAGGAGCCGGAGCCGAAACGCAGCCGCGAGGCCGCATGGGCGGACTTCGACAGGCTGAACGACAGGGCCAGGACCAAGGCGGATCAGCGCTTGAAAGCGGTGCGTCTGGTCGCGGAATGCGAAGGGGCTGGCATGGTTCGCTCTGCCGCAGTGTCCACAGCGGCCCTACGGGTTGAGGTCTCCGAAAAGTCCATCTGGAACTGGCTCGCGCTGGTCGAGGGTGTGGCCGAGGCGGATTGGCTGGCGTATGTCGCCCCAAAACCGACCGGCGGCACCGGCAAGGCCGCGCCTCTGGACCCTGAGTTTTTCGCGCTGGTTCGCTCGGATTGGCTACGGCTGGAACAGCCCTCGCTGACCTCTTGCTATGACCGCGCCAAACGGGTGGCGAAAAAAGAAGGCCTCCCCATCGCGCCGATCCATCAGGTGCGGCGGGCGATGAAGGCTTCAATTTCCAAGCCGACCGAGATCGTCTTGCGCAAAGGGACCGAGGCCTTGCGTCGCTACTATCCTCACCAGGACCGCGACAAGAGCGCGCTCGGCGCGCTGGAGTGCATTTGCGGCGACTATCACAAGTTCGATGTCTTTGTGCGCTGGCCGAGCGAACCTCTGCCGGTGCGGGTCCAGGGCGTGTTTTTCACGGATATCTATTCTGGCAAGATCCTCTCCTGGCGGCTGTCCCTGACCGCCAACAGCCACACGGTGCAGCTCGCGATTGGGGATCTGATCGAGCGCTACGGGATCCCGCAGGCGGCACTTCTGGACAACGGGCGCGAGTTCGCGGCGAAGGTGATCACCGGCGGCGCGCCGACGCGCTTTCGTTTCAAGGTGCTTGAGGACGATATCCCCGGTTTGCTGCCGATGCTGGGCGTCAAGGTTCATTGGGCCACGCCGTACTCGGGCCAGTCCAAGCCCATCGAGCGGGCCTTTCGTGATCTCTGCGACCGGGTGGCAAAACACCCGGCGTTTGAGGGGGCCTATACCGGCAACAAACCCGACGCCAAACCAGAGAACTACGGCAACAGCGCAGTGCCGCTGGATGACTTTATCGCGGTCTTGACCGAGGAGGTCGAGGACCACAACGCCCGCGAAGGTCGCCGCAGCGAAATCGCCTATGGCCGGTCCTTTAATCAGGTGTTTGAGGCTTCTTATAAGAGCCGCCCAATCCGCAAGGCGACCGAAGAACAGCGCCGCCTCTGGCTGATGGGGGCCAAGGGGCTGACCGCCGCTGCCAACAATGGCGAGCTAAAGCTGATGGGGTCGCGGTACTGGGCTGAATGGATGTACCGCATCGCCGGTCAGAAGGTGGTTGGCCGCTTTGACCCCGATAACATCCATGCGGGTCTGCATGTGTACGACCTCGAAGGCCAGTACATCGGTCACGCGGCATGCGTCGAGAAAGGCGATTTTCTTGGTGTCTCTGACGCTCGCGAAGTTGCCCGCAAACGCAGCCAGTTCCAACGCGCCGCCAAGGAAGAGGCCCGGGCGTCGCGTGACTATTCGGCGGCGGAAATCGCGGCGCGGCTCCGGGCGGCGGGCGAGGATGTCACGCCGAGCGACTTGCCGCAGGCCGAGGTGGTTCAACTGGTCACCCCGCACCGCAATGCGCCCAAAGCGCCGCGTCTGGTGGAGAACAGCGACCAGGAGGAGCGGCTGGAAGCGCAGATCGCGCGCCTCGCAGACCGCCGCGCGCCCACACCCACCGAGGACGACCCCGAGGAAATGTTCAATCGGTGCGTTGAGCTGGAACAGCTCGACGCCGAAGGCCACCCGCTGACCGAAGAGCAGCGGAATTTCATGACGGATTATCAACGGTCCGCCCAATACCGGAGCTTTTTGCGCATGCGCAAAGCTTTGGGCAGCGAGGAATAAGGAGAGCAGAGCATGACACCAAACATCGCCCCTCTGCGCAATGTCGCAGCGCTAAGTTCACTGGTTGAGCGGGTTCAGGACCGCTCAATGGGACTACCGGGAATGGCGGTTTTCTACGGGCCTTCGGGCTGGGGGAAGACCACCGCCACCACCTTCGCGACCAACGAATATCAGGCCTACAACGTGCAGGTCCTGAGCTGCTGGACGCCGAGCTACTTCTTGCAATCCATCATGAACGAGATTGGCCTCAAGGCTGTGCGCGGGGTGCCCGCCATGGTCGAGAAGATCGCCGGGCACCTGGCCCGCGCGGATCGACCGCTGATCATCGACGACGCGCAGTACCTGACCAAGAACAAGAAGCTGATCGAGCTGGCCCGCGACCTTTATGAGGCCAGCCAATCGACGGTGATCCTGGTGGGCGAAGAGGAACTGCCCCAGCACCTGACCCGGTGGGAAAATATCCACAATCGGCAGCTTGCATGGGAACCGGCACTGGCCTGCAATCTCTCGGACGCAGAGAAGCTGGTGCAGATCTATAGCCCCGATGTCGCCATCGCGCGGGATCTGCTGACCGAGATTGTCGAAGCCTCTGGCGGCTCCATCCGCCGGGTGGTGACCAACATCGACCAGGCCAAAGAACTGGCCCGCTCGCGCGGCACCAGTCACGCCGATCTGGCGCTCTGGGGCGACCGGGTGTTTGCCACCGGCCAGCCACCAACGGTGCGCAGGCTGGCCCCCCAGACCGCCGCGCCCGCTCAACGTCAGGCACCGAACCTCAAGGTCGCGAAGGGCGGGAAGCAATGACTGTGTTTCGATCCGATATGGAAGCCTCGGTCTGGCGCGCAGCCAAAGGGCTGACGCGGATCCATTGGTCCGACTTGTTGGCCTTCGGGGTGGTGCGCTCTACCGCCAAGACCTTTGTCGCCCGCTGGGAAAAGGCAGGTCTGCTGACCCTGATCGAAACCGACGACAGCCGTAAGGTCTATGTCCACGCCGATATGGCGGGGGAGGCCATGGCGGCGGTTGAGCCGAGCTATGACGACAGCGCCGAGGGCAATATGTGGCGCAGCATGCGCGGTTTGCGCGAGTTTTCCGCCACCGACATTGCCGCGCATTCCAACGCCGGAGGGGTCGAAGTGACCGTCGCCAAGGCACGGGCCTACTGCCGCCTTCTGGTGCAATCCCAGCACCTGACGGTGCGCCAGAGCGCAATCCGGGGCAAGCGCGAGCCCCGCTTTAAGCTGGTGAACAACACCGGCCCGGTCGCCCCGAAACCTCGCTCTGTCAAAGGCGTGTTCGACGCGAACACCGCCGACTTTGTCTCTCTCGATAAGGAGGTTCTGCTGTGAGCGCAGACGCATTTGCATTGAATAAGGCCCGCATCGGCTGGAACGGAAATGTCCCGGATTGGGTGGAAGCACTGGCGCGGGAATGTGACCTGAGCAGTCAGGCGAAGGCGGCAACCCGGCTTGGGTATTCCGCCGGGGCTGTGAACCTTGTGCTGAGCAACCGCTACGGGGCCAGCACCGACGCAATCGAGCAGTCGGTACGTGGGGTGCTGATGGCGGAAACACTGACCTGTCCGGCTCTGGGCGAGATCGGCAAGGATGTCTGCCGCAAATGGCGCGAGCGCTCCAAGGTGTTTTCCGCCGCCAACAGCCAGCACGTCAAAATGTTCAAGACGTGCCCGACCTGTGTGCACTTTATCTCCGCCAAATGAGCGAGCGCCGCGAATACTACTACGCCCTCGGGCGCTCGGTGTTTCGCGGCAATCCGACGGCGGCACCATGGGATCCAAAGCGCCTCGAAGGCTGGCGGGTCCTGACGGTCGAACCGGGAGTATGGGCCGCAGAGGCAATGGCGGTGCAGATCGCAACCGCCCTGAATTTCCAGACCGAAATCCTGAACAGGAGTACAGGCGAATGACCGAGCAACACGTACAGAAGACTACCCCCTCCCGCCAGCCGGTGACTGTGCCCGGCGCTGAGGAAACCATCAACGGCGTAAGCTACATGCGCAACGCCAACGGAGACCTGCGCGCGACCGAACTGGTAAAGCCGCAGGACAAGCTACAGGACCAGACGGTGCGAGAGATTATCGGCTACGCGCTTTCTCTGAGCGCTGAGGTCAGCCGGTTCAAACAGCACACCTTCGAGGATATCGGCGCCTTCGAAGCCATCTTGGCGGGGCAGTATGGTGCCACGGTCGGCGGCAAGAAGGGGAACAAAACCCTGATGAGCTATGACGGGCTGTTCAAGGTGCAGGTCCAGGTTGCGGATTTGATCGACTTTGGCCCGGAGTTGCAGGTCGCCAAGAGCCTTGTTGACGAGTGTCTGACGGAGTGGGCGGCAGATGCGCGCCCAGAGATCCGCGACATCGTGACCCGCGCATTCAACACGGACAAGGCGGGTCAGATCAACCGCTCGGAAATCTTCATGCTGTTGCGGCTGGAGATCGAGGACGAGCGCTGGCTGCGGGCCATGCAGGCGATCAGGGATGCGATCCGCGTGGTCGGCTCAAAGACCTATGTGCGCTGCTATCAGCGCCCGGCGCTCGATGCCGGTTGGAACGCCATTCAAATTGATTTGGCAAAGGCCTGAGGGGGAAACGGCGATGCAGATTGCAAAGTTCATGGATGTGACACGGGTCTCGGCTCGCGTCGACACGGACGATCAGCCTATCTCCGGTGGCGCGTCCAGCGTGATGTCGCGCGGCTTCGCTGGCCAAATCGCGGCGGCTGGGGTGGATCACCTGTTGCTCGCCGCAAGTGACGCCGAACTGGAGCAGATGGCTGACAATTGGGGGATGCCTGCCGAGTTCGTCAAACGGCGAGCGCGCGCGTTGCGGGGCGCTTTGTCCCACATGATTGCGCAAGGGAAGGGTTAAGCCATGGCGACGAACGGCACCCTGAAACGAAAGATCCACCTTGGCTGCAAGACGCTTGGTCTCGACAACGACGCGCGACGCGATCTGCAACTGGTGGTGACCGGCAAGGCCTCGATGTCGGATATGACCGAGGAGGATTTGAAAGCCATGGTGAAGCGCCTGGAGGCTGACGGCTTCACATCCTCGAAAGGGACGGGAAAGCGGTTCAAACCCGCGTCCCGCTCCGACCTGCGGCTGGTTCATAAACTCTGGAGCGAGCTGGGCAAGGCCGGTCAGCTCCGGGACAAGAGCCGCGCGGGGCTGAACCGCTTTATCCGCGCTCGCTTTGGTGATCATTGGGCCATGGTCCCGGCAGATGTGGATATGTTGACCGATTGGTCTCAGATCGACGCGGTGATCCAGGCGCTTAAAAGCTGGGGGCAGCGGGCGGATATCGACTTCGATTGGGGGGCGCACCTCAAATGACCCGCGACCGCCAGCCCTCCAATGACAAACTCCAGAATGCCTTTCCCAAGCCCACCGCGCAGGTGGAGCCTTATGTTCAGGCGCTCGGGCTGGAGGATGCGCTCAAGTTCATTGGCGCTTTTGGCGGAACCGAGATCTATATCGCGACCGCTCCGAAGTCCCGCTCTCGGGTGGTTGAGGTGGTCGGCTACGCAAAGGCGCGAATACTGGCGAGTATATCGGAAACCTTGCCCCGGCGCGTCCCGCTGGCCAAACAGTGGCGGGCACGGGTCTATGCATCAAAAGGATTGCCTAACGCGGAAATCGCCCGCATGTTGGGCGTGACAGATGAGACCGTCAGGTCTTATCTTCGCGATAGAGGCCCCCCGCGAGACACCGATCAATTGAGCCTTTTCTAGGCATCGCCCCCAAATCCTTGGGGGCGTTTTTCGTTTTGGACCTCAGCCATTCTGAAACCTGCACAGCAGGTTTCGAGGTGGTTCAAATGGCATTTAAAGACGGCATTCTTGAGGGCGTAGACTACACCGCCGCGCGCCATATGGGCGGCAAAATTACGCCTGAACTGGTGGTGCTGCATGACACCGCCTCCAGCCTCCAGGAAGGCAGCGCCGCTGACTATCTGCAAGACAACGACACCAAGGTCTCCGTCCATTTTGTGATCGAGCTGAACGGCAAGCTGCGCCAGCTTGTGCCGATCAATCGCCGCGCCAATCACGCGGGTGCATCCAGCTACCACGGGCGCAAGGGCTGCAATCAATTCTCTATCGGCATCGAACTGGTGAACCCCGGCAAGATGCGCGCGGCGGGAGAAAATGGCGTGACCTGGTTCGGCTCGACCGTGGAAAATGGCCACCCGTACTCCATCGAGATTGCAGAGACGCCAGAGCATGGCCGGGGCATGTGGATGCACTACCCCGAGGCGCAGCTCGACACGCTGCTCTGGCTTCTGCGCCTGCTGTTTTCCGAGGTGCAAACCCTGCGGGATATTCGCCCGCACTGGTATGTCTCGCCGGGGCGCAAGGTGGACACCAACCCGCTTTTCCCGCTGGACCACGTCCGCTCCTATATCCTCGGTCGCGATGATCCCGCCGAGGAAGAGGCAACCGCGCTGAGTAAGCCTGTCGGCGCCGACGAATTGGCGATTGTCAGCGCCAATGGCGACAGGCTGAACCTGCGGCGCTGGCCAAGCTTCAACCCCAACATCATCGCCAAGATCCCGGATGGCACCACGGTGCCGGTCCTGCGGCGCGGCACCTTTGACGGTCGCACGTGGCTGCTGGTGCTCTACGCCGGGCAGGAGGGCTGGATCGTGGCGAGCTACGCCGACCCCGTGACCTATGCCCCAGCCCGATAAAGGAGCGCTCCCGTGAAGAACAAAGACAAGATTTTGCAGATCCTCGGCGGCATTGCCCCGACCCTTGCCACCGCCCTCGGCGGGCCGCTTGCCGGTGTCGCCACCAAGGCGCTGGCCGATAAGCTGCTGGGCCGCCCGGAAGCCACGCCGGAAGAGGTCGAGGCGGCAATTATCGGGGCTGCGCCCCAGGACCTCCTGAAACTGAAAGAGGCCGAGGCCGATCTGGCGCGCTATCTGGCCGATGCCGGGATCGAGCTGGAGACCATCGCGGCCAATGACCGCGACAGCGCCCGCAAGCGTCAGATCGCCACCAAGGATCGCGTCCCTGGCATTCTCGCCGGGATCGTAATCGTCGGCTATTTCTCGGTCCTTGCCTACCTCTTGAAATACGGTCTGAAAGATTCGGGCGAAGAGGTTCTGCTACTGCTGATCGGGGGCCTGTCCATCGGCTTGGGGCAAGTGCTCAACTATTATTTTGGCAGCTCCTCCGGGTCGAAAAACAAGGATCAGATGATCGAGCGGCTGAAGACCGTGCCAGGGAACCGCGCTTGATGACCTTCGACCCGACCGTCACGATGGGCAATCTCCTCGCGGGGCTGGCGTTGCTGGTGTCTCTGGGCACCACGGTCTTTGCGTGGATCGCAACCCGGCGCTCCAATGTCGAGGCGCGGTTTCAGCAGGTAGACAAGCGGTTCAAGGAAGGCTCCGACCGCATGGACCGCCATGAAGGTCGCATCGCCCGCGTGGAGCAATCGGTTCAGTCCCTGCCCAGCAAAGACGACCTCCACCAGATCGAGCTGACCCTCGCCAATGTGGCCGGGACCATGCAGCGCATGGAAGCGGTGATGGAGGGCAATCAGATGATCATGACCCGCCTCGAAAACGTGGTGACCCGCCACGAAGAACACCTTCTGAGTAAGTAGGACCGCCATGAGCTACGCTGACGACCTTCGCAAAGACGCCCGCCTCTCCATTCTCAGATTTTTGGAGGGCGCGCCGTGTTACACCTCCAATGTGTTCATTCTCTCCGGCCAGTTACCCCGCGTCGGCATCGCTTACACGCGCGACCAGGTGACAACGGAAATTCACTGGCTGGAAGAGCAGGGCATGCTGACCACCGAGAACCACGCCGGTTTTATTGTGGCTGTTGCGACCATGCGCGGGGTGGAGATCGCCCAGGGCATTGCCCGCCACCCGGATATCCAGCGCCCGCGTCCGGGAGCGTGACCCATGCCGCCGCCTAAAAAGCTGGACCTGATCCCGCTGGAGTTCCGGCAGCGGCTTGCGATGGTGTTGCAGGAGCGTGGCTTCAGCGACATCGTCGCGGTGACCGAGGATCTGAACTTCTGGCTTCAGGAGGCCGGTCAGGAGATCCGCATCGGCAAGTCTGCCGTGGGCGAATACTCCAAGCTGCTGAAAGATCAGCGTGACGCCTTTGCCATGGCGGAGACGCTGCTCGGGGATCTCGATATCGAGCAGGAAAGCACCATGCACAAGGTGCTGATGCAGATGATCGCGACCGCCGCCTTTCAGATGATGAATGCGGTTGCAGAGAAAGACGACGCCAAGTGGGATCCGAAGAGCCTCGCGCATCTTTCCCGTATGCTCAAAGACCTGATGCAATCCGCCGGGCTGCGCGAACGTCTGCGCGAAGATGAGGAACGGCGCGTCACCCGCAGGGAACGCGAGCGCCTCGCCGGTGAGATCGAGCAAAAAGCGCACCAGCTCGGCATGACGCGGGAAACCGTGCAAACCATCAAGGCCGATATTCTTGGGGTCGGAGCGTGACCGCCGTTAAAGCCATTGCCGATGCGGAATGGGAAGCGCAGCGCGCCGCCGACCGGCAGATGCTGCCGGATGTGCTGGACGCCAGCATGGACCTGCCGCATGTGCTGCTGTCCTACCAGCAGGACCTCCTGCAAACGACCGCCGCTTATCAGTTTGTGGTCTGCGAGAAGTCCCGCCGCATTGGCATGACCTGGGCGGTCGGGGCCGATGCGGTCCTGAGCTCCGGTCTGGCCCGATCCGAGGGCGGCATGGACACGCTTTATATCGGCTTTAACCTCGACATGGCGCGGGAGTTCATCGACACCTGCGCCATGTGGGCAAAGGCGCTTATGCCCGCCGCCAGCGCGGTGCAGGAATTCCTGTTCAAGGATCAGGAAGAGGGAAAGGAAGACCGCGACATTCAGGCCTTCAGGGTGCGCTTTGCCTCCGGCTTCGAGATCGTCGCCCTGTCCTCGAAGCCGCGCTCTCTGCGCGGGCGTCAGGGCTATGTGATCTTTGACGAAGCCGCCTTCCATGACGAACTGGAAGAGATGCTGAAGGCAGCAAACGCGCTTCTGATGTGGGGCGGCAAGGTCCTGGTGATCTCGACCCATGATGGCGATGCCAATGCCTTCAACGTTCTGGTGCGTCAGGTCAACGCGGGCGAGAAAGGCCCCACCGCCAAGGTGGTGCGCGTGACCTTTGATGATGCGGTTGAAGCCGGTCTCTATGAGCGCATCGCCCTGATCCAGCGTGCCCAGGGCCGCGAGCCGATGAGCAAGCAGGAATGGATCGAGAGCACCCACGCGGTTTATGGCGATGATGCCGATGAGGAGCTGCACTGCATCCCGAAGGCTGGCACCGGCGCATGGCTGACCGCGCCGCTGATTGAGGCCCGCATGAATGCGGAGGCCCCCTGTCTGGAGCTTGAACTGCCCGGCGACTACCTCCAGCGCAGCAGCGCCGAACAGCAGGAGCTGATGCGGGAATTTCTGGAGCGCCTGGAGGAGGTGCTGGGCGAGCTGCCGCTCGACGTGCTCTATGCGCTCGGTTTCGACTTTGCCCGCGTTGCCGACCTTTCGGTTCTCTGCCTGCTCGCTATCGAGAAGAACATGCACCGCCGTGAGGCGCTCTCTATCGAGATGCGCAATGTTCCGGGCAACGAGCAAAAGCTGATCGTTGGCATGGTGATGGAGCGGATCCGCTCCCGCTGCATCGGCGCGGCCTTTGACGCGACCGGCATGGGTTGGACCGTGGCCGAGGATCTGGGGCGCAAATTTGGCCTGAAAGACGGCGACGACAGCCCGGGCCTAGTCTGGGCCATCAAGTTTAGCCAGGACTGGTATCGGGTGAACATGCCGCCCCTCAAGACCGCCTTTGAGGAGGCGACGCTCTCCATCGGGCGCTGGGATACGCACATGGGCGATTTGCGCGCCGTCAAGAAGGTGCGCGGCATTCCCCGCGTGCCGGAGATCCGCGAAGCTGACGCCAAGGGCAAGAAGCGCCACGGCGATTATGCCATCGCCCTGGCGCTGGCGCATTTCGCGACCCGGATGCGCTGGGTCGAAATCGCCTACACCCCTGTGCCCGATGCGCGCCACGGCGCACCGCAGGATGGTCGCATGGGCACGACGGCTGACGAACAAGACGCAATGGACCGCCCCTGGTGGACGCCTCCGCTCGGGGCCGAAGTCAGAGGCGGATTATGAAAGGTAGTGAGGCATGGCGAAAAATCCGCAATTGCTAGACCGCTGGGGCAACCGGGTACGCCGGGGTGAGCTGACAAAGCAGGATGAGCCGTCAATGGTAGGCGGCGTGCGCAGCCCTTTGACCGGCTATCCGGGCGACGGGCTGAACCCCGGACGGCTGGCAAACATCCTGAAGGAAGCCGATGCCGGTGACCCGATCCGCTATCTGGAACTGGCGGAAACCATTGAGGAACGGGACCCGCATTACATCGGCGTTCTGGGCACCCGCCGCCGGTCGGTCGCCCAGCTCGACATTTCCGTAGAGCCGGGCGATGACACCCCGCTGGCCAAAGAGATCGCGGAGCGGGTTCGCACGTGGTTGCAGCGGGACGAGTTGACCGACGAGCTGTTCGATATTCTCGATGCCCTGGGCAAGGGCTACTCCTTCACAAAGATCATCTGGGACACCTCGGCGGGGCAATATGAGCCTGCAACGCTGGAGTGGTGCGACCCGCGCTGGTTCCGCTTTGATCGGAAAGATCTGAAGACGCCCCGGATGCGACACCCGGAAACCGGGCAAGAAGAGATCCTGCCGCCGTTTCAATACATCTATGCGCCCATGAAGGCGAAATCCGGCCTGCCGCTGCGGTCCGGTCTGGCACGGGTCGCTCTTTGGGCATGGTTGTTCAAGGCCTACACGCAACGGGACTGGGCGATCTTTACGCAGACTTATGGTCAGCCTTTGCGGATCGGCAAATATGGTCCCGGCACATCGGAAGACGATCAAAAGAAGCTGTTCCACGCGGTGGCAAATATCGCGGGCGATTGTGCCGCGATCATTCCCGAAAGCATGATGATCGACTTTGTAGAGGCCAAGAGCCTCGGGGCCTCAACCGATCACTATGAGCGCCGCTGCGATTGGCTGGACAAGCAAACCTCCAAGTTGGTGCTGGGGCAGACCGCGACCACCGATGCGGAGACCGGCGGGCTTGGATCTGGCAAGGAACACCGGCAGGGCCAGGGGGGTATCGAGCGGGCGGACGCAAAGCAGCTTGCGGCGATCATCAGCCGCGATCTGATCCGGCCATGGATCCAGCTCGAATATGGTCCCGACGCTCCGGCCCCGCGGCTGAAAATCGGGCGCCCGGAGGAGGAAGACCTCGCGGCGTTCTCTTCTGCCCTGGCTCCGCTCCTGGCGCAGGGGCTGCGGGTGAAGCCCTCAGAGGTGCTGGCGAAGTTCGGCCTTTCTGAACCGGCAGCGGGAGAGGCCGTAATCGGCGGAAAACCGGAAAATTCGGCCTCAACTGCGCCGCAGCGCGCATCTGCGACCGGGGAAACAGGATCAGCAGCGCCACAGAGCGAATTTAAAGGGTGTTTTAAGCAGCATCTCGACGGCTCAGGCGTGACCATCGCGACGCAGGCAGAGGAGGCCCCACAGGGACGCTCTCAGCCAGTCTCGCCAGAGGCGTCACTTGCGGCGCGCCTGGAAACCGAAGGTCGCGTCGGAATGGGCGCGATGCTGGGGCAGGTGGAAGCCATGCTGGCGGCGGCGTCGAGCTTTGAGGAGTTTCGGGAAATGTTGCTCGCCAGCTCTGACACGCTGGATGCCAAGAAGTTGCAGGGTGTGATCGCTGAAGCGGTGCTGGCGGGCGCGGTTGGCGGGCGGGCCGTGGTCGAGGAAGAAGCCAATGAGTGATCTCGCCGCCACCTTTCGCAAGCCCTTTGCCGAGCAGGTTGCCGCGTTCCGGCTGCGGCTTGGCGATCTGCTGCCCACCGCGCGCTGGGACGATATCGAGCGCAGCGCCCATGACCGGGCGTTTATGGTGGCGGGCGCGATCAAGGCGGATTTGCTATCCGATCTCGGCGCCTCCGTGGATCGCGCTATCACGGATGGCACCGGCTTTGAGGCCTTCAAGCGGGATTTCCGGCAGATTGTTGAGCGCCACGGATGGCATGGCTGGACGGGGGAGGGTACGCCCGGGGGCGAGGAATGGCGGATGCGGGTCATCTACCGCACCAATATGCGTGTCTCCTATCAGGCGGGCCGCATGGCCCAGCTCCGCGAAGGTGGGTTCAAATATTGGGTCTATCGCCACGGCGGCTCACATGATCCGCGCCCGGAACATCTGGCGCTTGATGGTCTGATCCTTGAGGCGGACCATCCGTTTTGGTCGATCTGGTTTCCGCCGAATGGCTGGGGCTGTTCATGCCGGGTGTTTGGCGCGCGCTCGCTGGCGGCAGCGATCCGGCGCGGCGGCAAGTCGAATGTGCGTCTGCCTGCGGGATGGGGTGTGCGAGATCCTCGCACCGGCGCGCCCAAGGGGATCGACAAGGGCTGGGACTATGCGCCAGGCGCGAGCGCTGCCGATACCATCCTGGCGTTTCGGGACAAGCTGGAAAATCTCAGCGCGAAGCCGTCACAGGATCTGATTGAAAGCTGGGTTCAAGGCCCGTTCAAAGATTGGTTTGAACACCCGCGCGGGGCCTGGCCGATGGCGCGGCTCTCCGACGAGGATGCCCGCCGTATCGGCTCTCAGCGCCGGGTGGCCGAGCTTTCCGCCCAGACGCTGGAGAAACAGCGCCGCCGCCACCCTGAACTGACCTTGCAGGACTATGCCCAGGCGCAGGCGACCATCAATCTGGCCACGCATCGGGTGCAGGACGGCGAAAGCAGTTTGATCTTTATTCGCGATGATCCCGCTCAGGCGGGCCATGTGCTTGTGGTGAAGGCCACACGAACCGGGCAGGGGCTATTCATTACCAGCATGCGGCGCCTCAGCTCAAATCAGGTCAAGCGCGACATTGAAGTGCAGCGGCTCATGTCCAAGGGCAACACGTAGAAGGTTGCAGGCGGTGGGGCCTCCCTCCAGCGAACTGGCAACCCCACATGGCGCTCCGATCATGAAGATCGTGCTACGGCCGGGAGTATATCACCGTGTCACGCCTGCAAGGGAGATTATAGGCATGTACACCCTGAGTTTCAATGAAGACGGGTTTGAACTGCGCCTGAAGCAGCTCGACGGGCGGCTCGATGATATGTCGCCGGTCTTGCAGGGTTTGGGCGAATATCTGGTGCAATCGACGCAAGACCGGATGTTGAAGGGCCAGCAGCCAGACGGCAGGCCCTTCGCGCCGCGTTCCGAAACAACGCTGGCGGTCTATGCCGCAAAGGGGTTTCGGTTTGGGGCGCAGCCGCTGAACAAGAGCGGAGAAATGCGCCAGCAGCTCCACTACCAGGCCAGCGCCACCGGCCTCACCTGGGGCAGCAATGCCATCCAGGCGGCGGTGATGCAGTTCGGCGCGGCCAAGGGCACATTCGGAACCTATGAGGGCAAGGGGTTCGGCGGCACGACCCCGACGATCTCGATCCCCTGGGGCGATATCCCGGCGCGTCCCTTTCTGGGAATTTCGGACGCAGACCGCGGCGCGGTGAACGAGGAGCTGGAGGACTGGCTCGGGGATGCTGATTGACCGGGGCAGGAATTCCGGCCACAGTCTGAGCCAGTGATTGATTGAGATATTTCGCGCTTCGCCCCCAAATGGTTGGGGGCGTTTTGCGTTTTGCGACTCTGGCACATTCAACGTCATGAGCAGAGCATCGCATATCGCCATGATGGCCGCACAAGACCTCCCGACCGTTGAATCGGACGGACAGGTTCCTGAGTGGATCCATCTTGTCCCGGCAGGGCGCATCGAAACCTTCGATGGGCGCGGCCCCTATGAAATCTCCGATCCGCAGGCCGTCATCGAGGCCAGCTTCGCCGCGCGCGGTGAAATCGAGATTGATGTCAATCACGCAACCTTTCTGGCCGCCAAACAGGGTGGTGAGGCTCCGGCCCGTGGCTGGATCACCGAGATGCAATCCCGAGAGGACGGTATCTGGGGAAAGGTGCGCTGGACCAAAGAGGGTGCGCGCCTGGTAGCGGAGAAGGCCTATCGCCGGATCTCGCCTGTGCTGGGGCTGCCCCATGAGGACAGCAATCAGGTGATCTCGATCCGCAATGCGTCCCTTGTGAACCGCCAGAACCTGCGCGGGCTGACCGCGCTCAACTTTGAGAAGGAGGACGGCAGCATGTCGTTTCTTGAACAACTCGCGGCCCGAATGGACCTCGGCGCGGATGCGACCGAGGACCAGGTCATTGCCGCGATCAATAAGCTGAAGGCCGGGGGCGATGGTGCGATTGCCGCGCAGTCCCAGCTTTCCGAGGTCGCCACCATTCTCGGTGTTCCCGAGGGGGGCGACGTGGTTGCGGCGGCCAAGGAAAAATCTGCGGGGTCCCCGACGGTCGCCGCCCTTCAAAGCACGGTTACGGAATTGGCCGCGAGCATGGCGGCGCAAAGCGAGGAGCTGAAAGCGCTCAAAGGTGGTCGGTCTAAGGAAAAGGCTGAGGCATTCCTGGCCTCTGAAATCCAGCGTGGGCGCTTCCTTCCTCCATCCTTCCGCGAGAAAGCGGTCGCGTTGCATCAGGAAGACCCGGAAGGCACTGAAAAAATGGTGGCTGGGTTTCCGATGCTGAATGAGCCCGACCTCTCCCAGCTCCGCCCTCCGAGTGAGGACGGCAAGATCTCGATGAACACGGAAGAGCTTCAAGCGGCAAAGCTGCTGGGTCTCTCCGCCGAGGACTATCAATCCGTGCTTGAAGCCGAGCGCAAAGCGCAGGGGGGCCTTTAAATGGCTGCATTGACCAACACCCGCAACACGCCGCGTCTTGAGGGCGATCTCCGGCGGGGGGCCGCAGGCGCAAGCGCGCTGATTTATTCCGGTGCGCTGGTGATGCGCGCGGCGGATGGCTTTCTGGAGGAAGGGCGCACCGCCACCGGCTTTGTCGGCGTGGGGCGTGCCGAGGCACTGGTCGATAACCGCCAAGGCCTCGATGGCGATGAGAATGTGCCCTATCGCGTCGGCATTTTCAAATACGCCAATTCGGCAGGCGCCGATGAAATCTCCTTCGCGGACGTCGGCCAACCGGCCTTCATCGTGGACGATCAGACCGTCGCCAAGACCGATGGCACCGCCACCCGCTCGCCTGCTGGCATCATTGAGGGCGTGGAGCCGGACGGCGTCTGGATCCGCTTCGACGAAGCCCTGACCAACGTATCCTGAAAGGACTAAACAATGGAGATTACCGCAGCAGGCCTGCAAGCCCTTCGGGTCGGGTTCAAGAAGCACTTCGAGAACGGATTGGGGCAAGCCTCCTCCGACTGGAGCAGCGTCGCCACCGAAGTGCCGTCGATGACCAAGGAACAGAAATACGGCTGGCTTGGCAAATTTCCGAACGTGCGGGAATGGATCGGCCCTCGTGCAATCCAGAACCTGAGCCAGCACGATTATTCCATCGCGGAAAAGCCCTGGGAACTGACCATCGGCGTGGACCGCGACGACATTGAGACCGACAACCTCGGGATCTATGCGCCGATGTTCCAGGAGCTGGGCGCATCCACCGGCTCCAAGAAGGACACGCTGGTCTTTGGCGATACCCTGAAAAAGGGCTTCGATCTGGGCTGTTATGATGGCCAGCCCTTCTTTGACACGGACCATCCCGTCCTGGACGAGGCCGGGAACGTGATCACGGTCGCCAATACCGATGGCGGGACCGAGGCCCCGTGGTTCCTGATCGACGACACCCGCGCGTTGAAGCCGATCATCTTGCAGCGTCGCAAGGATTTCGAGTTCACGAATATGGACAATCTGACCGACCAGAATGTCTTCATGAACAAGGAATTCATCTACGGCGCGGACGCCCGGTTCAACACCGGCTTTGGCTTCTGGCAGATGTCCTGGGGATCGAAGCAGCCGCTCACTGCCGCGAACTATGCCAAGGCGCGGGCCGCGCTCTCCGGCATGAAAGGGGATCACGGTCGCCCGCTCGGTATCCGTCCGACCCTGCTGGTGGTGGGGCCGAGCAACGAAAGCGCCGCGCGCAAGATCCTCAATTCTGAAAACGCCGCTGGCGGCGAGACCAACGAGTGGAAGGGCACCGCCAAGCTGCTCATCACTCCCTGGCTGGCATAAGGAGCTGACCCATGAGCGAACGTGATGACCTCAAAGCCCGCGCGGAAAAGCTGGAGCTCAAATTCGCGCCGAACCTGTCCACCGACAAGCTGGCTGAGCTGGTGGCCGAGGCCGAGGCGAAAGCCGCCTCCGGTCAGGACACGGTTCAGGCTGGCGACAGCACCACGCCCACGGCGGATGACGGGAGCAACTCCTTCGAGGAAGCCTTGGCCCTTGCTGCTGCGTCCCAAGAGACCTGTGAGAACGCCCGCGTCCCCTCCCCGCATGAAGCCGCGTTTCATGGCAGTAAGCCTCTGGTAGGTC